GCTTTGCCCGCTCTGGACTGATGCTTCGATATTCTTTGCCGAAATAGCTCCGTAGAAAGTCGCTGGCATTGCGTCGGGTAAAATCAGGCCATCCCTTTTTCACGGCCTCATGGAAGATTGCGATGACATCAGGCATTCGATGCCTCCTTTGCGCGCAAGAGGGCGGACAGCGTGTCACGAAACACTTTTCCAGCCTCGTCAGCCACTTGATGGGCGATTTGGATAAGTTCCTGCCGCCGTAATGGATCGATGCGCCTGTCAGGCGCGTCTAGCTTGGAGAGGCGGGTAATGAGGTCGGAGGTCATGCGCCTTCTCCCGATGCCCACGCGCCCAAAACGATGCTGCCTATACCGGCTATAAAAAACACCACTGCAATCTGCGGATTTTGCATCGAATGGAAGCCAGAGGTCAGGAACCCGCCCGCCATTAATGTAAAAGCGTATGAGAATTTCATTGTTTCACCCTGCGCCAAAGCACATTGCCGTTGGCGTCCTCGATTGAAATAACGTGTTCGTTGAGATTGCCGTGATCTTCGGGGCGGCACTTCTCGCTCGGTTGGATTGGATACCAGCCGTCAGCGGTACGCATGACCCAGACAGTGGGGAGAAGCTTGTTCATGACGGCTGCCCTCCCAGCACGGCGCGGGCTGCGTCTATTGCAGCATTTAACCTATTCGTTGCGGTCATAACGGTGTCTGTTTCCGTATCACCGCGCAAAATTTTCGAGATGCGCTCCAGCGCCTTTTCAGCAGCCGCGAGCTTAGCTTCGAGGGCCGTCACCTTGTCGCCATTCGTTGCGGCGAGGTCGAGCAGGGTTTTCTTATCGGCAGCAATAACGGCCTTGGTTTCCTCCAACTCCTTAATCCGCGCATCCTTCTCCGCGTTGTCGTTGACCAATTCCGTCTCATGATCTTTAATCCGGTTTAGATCATGAATAAGCGCCGCATTGTCGGCTTCGAGTTTCTCTATGGCTCTCGCCTGTCGCAGAATGATATCGTCCCTTGCCGCCCGTTCCGCCGCCAATAGCTCCACAGCCTGCGAGCGGGTGACGAGTTCGCGGACGTTCTTGCCTCGGTTTTTGTGGTATTCAGGAACGCGCGTCTCGTGCCATTCGTCATAATCTTGATGCTGCCAAGCCACCGTCACCAGTCCCGTATCTGTAGCGGCAGGCGCGGGGCGGGTGTCAGCCGCCGCAAGCACCGCCGTCATGACCCGTTTTTGCCAAGTGCTATCGCAATTCGCGAACGTAATGTCCTGTTTTGCCATTTCGGCAATAGCTGCGTTGAGACGTTCACTCGCCATGACGGTCGCCTCCTGATGGGTGGGTGGCGGCAGGCTCCAGAATGAAGCAAGCGATATGCCTGCCTGTGCCTTTGCCGGTGGATCCATCTTCGGTTGCAAGCCACTTCACGTCACCGAGATTGCGAACCTCAGCGCCAGCGGCCAGAAGCATCAGAACCCATTTATCAATCGGATAGACCAGAACAACGCGCTTGCCTTTCTGCTGCTCGGCAATAGCCTTGCGCGCCCATGCGGTCGGGCCTTTCTTCTTGCCTTCATGAATGATGGATCCGAATGGCGGATTGACGTAGTTCGACATACCCCACTCGCAAGTCAGTCCGTCGAAGTCATCCGGCTTTGGATAAGGGCATGGATCAAACGTAAAGCTGAACTCGGCGTCCAATTGGTTGTAAAGTTCTGGCGGCGTCAGCCAATAGTGCTTGCCGTCGTCGCCATTGCCCTTATGAAACTTGTTTTCAGCCGGGTGCATTTGGCTCTGGTGGGTGGTCTGAACTTCACCAAGAATATCGGAAAGGTCGAATTGCTTGCTCATTCCGCGCCCTCCGAAGCTGGAGCAGAGGGGAGTTGATGCCAGTGGGTGGGCTTGGTGCAGAAATCTTCTTTGACTGTGTACGCAATCCAAGAAAACATGTTGTCATCAGCACTGATTAATTCGATGTTCCCATCGTCATAATGGACCAGTATCGCCTTATCCTTCGGCGCGCTCTCAATCGGCAGCCATCCATCCCCCTCGACCTTACCGGCGTCGGCATGGTCCGGGGAGGATAGGGCGCGGATGGCGGCTTCCAGTTCTACAATTTTATCAACATGCAACCCGGTTTTCAGCATCAAGAAGTTACCGGCTACCCGCGCTGCTTCCTCCAACGCCCGCTCACGCGCTGCGGATGGCTCAAGCGCGGAGAGGATGCGAGCGGAATAGTCGGCCTGTGCGGCGGCTTTGCCACCTTTTCCCATATGATCGGGGACGAGATACCAGTCGTCGCCATTGGCATGGACGCGGTATAGGCCAAGGCCCGCCGCGAGCGCCTGAACGCCTCCTGCTGGGTGCTCTGACCGCTCCAGCTTCTTCACACCCACCCCAAGTAGGTGAGGGAGGGCGGCGGTGAGAGCACGTTCAACATCATTCGGGTTTGCATAGTACAGCACGTCTTTTGCCGCCTGTACTGCTTCATCTGGTATTTTAACCATTATATTTCTCCACTTCTTCCTGTGCCTGCATCATGTCATGCACATTATTTGTTAGCGCAATCCACATATTATAAGGCAATTCGTTACCGGTTGCTGAAAACCAGGCATTGATTGGTTCTTTTTGGTCCATCTCCACATCAACCATTAAATGACCGAGTGAGCTTGCTATGATTGAAACTGTTGTCATGATTTATCTCCACATAATCACAATTACATGTTTATCTGTATGTGTCAACAGACAATATGCGCTCAATCTCATTCTCAAGCTCAACCTTTAAATACCATGGAAAATCATAAGGGTTCCATCTGCCAGATTTTACCAGTTCCAGAGCCTTCTGACGCACCTTGTGCATCACATGGTCTTTCGTAGCATCCGAAACGTCCACCAGGAATAAACGGCCTTCCAGCACGTCTTCTGCATCTCGCGTAGAGAACATATTTCTGTTCATTCCCCCCTCGCAAACTTCTCATGGATCTTACTTGCTGCATTGCAATAAGCTTCATGAGCTTCTTTTGGGTCTTCAAAAAAGCCTATTTTTATATTCTTGTAATCCATCCCTATTTGGGCTTGCCACTTCCCTTGTTTTCGAGACCATGTAACTCCTTTGCAACCAGATGTATTGCTTATTGTTTTTCTTCTATTCCTCATATTCTCTGAAACAGAAGCTTCCCTAAGATTTTCTATTCTGTTATCAGATCTATCCATATTTATATGGTCAATAAAGTTGATAGGCCACTCACCGTTACAATAAATCCAAGCTAATCTATGCGCGTAATATCTTTTACCGTCTAATCCTATCTGGATGTACCCAGACTTCATCAGATGGCCTGCCAAATATCCTGATTTTCTTAATTTATTAAAATTAACATTCCAAGTAAACAACCCAGTATTTGGGCAATAATTTAACAGCTCCTTTATTCTTTTTTCTGATATCATTTCGTACATCTATCCGCGCTCAGAGTTGCATAACCGGCAATGTCGGCCCAGTGGTCACGGAAGTCTGGATCTCCAGCTAGAATACGACCAATCTTATGTGCGATCATGTCTAGTGTTTCACGCTGGTTTTCAGGCAACGAATGCCAAGATATTTGACAATGCATGTCCGCCTTTAATGCTTGCGTGATAGCTGCATGAGACCCGTAATCGCCATGAGTTTTTGCGCGTTCGTTTAGGATTTCACGTGTTTCCATAATACTTCTCCACATATGTTTCAAAAGCCTGCCACGCTGCCTTAGCACCTAAAGCCACACAAACGAAAGCGCCTGCGTTCTGTGCTGCTGTTAGGTATTCTATCTGACCATCTTGCCATGATGACAGTGTGTGATTCTGGCGCTTTATCTCGCAAAGGAATGCAGGATTTCCTGGTACGATACAATCTGGAGCGCCCTTCGTCATGCCTTCAGCTTTGTGCTTTGCCATAGACGAAAACTGACCCTTTGAAACCAACCCCTCATTGCGTGGGTGGAAGACGATCTTGCCAAACGTATCAGGGTAAACGCGCCTGATCTGGTTCACCAGGCTCATTTGCTCGACGCTTTCTAAAGGGCATTTTCCGCGAAAGGATGGGTCGCCGAACAGGGGGATGTTATCTGGGAATTTCACGCCGCCATTCCTCTCACTGGTTCCTCATCCTTTGGCTGATTATACCCAAGGATGGCAAAGAATTTACTATCGGTTTTACGATAAGATATTGTATCAGGTTTAACATTCCCATTGTCAGTAGTCAACATGAAATTGTTATACTCGGCTTGTTGCTTTGGTGTGCGCCCATCAACCATAAAGTAAGTTGTGAAGGCACGATAAGGTGTTACCCAATCCACACGCAAAATAGCATTGCCAGCTTGCGAAACGCTTCTTTTCACATCCATTGATATGACCTCATCGCATTGGGGCAGATGGGGGTCTTTTTTGTGGGCTTTGAACTCGCCTATGAGCCGTTCATTGGGGTCTACAAGTTCCGCCTTGCACACATAGCAATATCGTGCAGCTATATCGTTTTTTTCTCCACATGCCGGGCAGTCCTTCCCGCTCCATCTGTATCCGCAGCGTTCCACTCTGCCAGCGCCAACCGGAACATAGCCAAAGCACCGCCTTCCATAATGCCCAGACAATGGTCCATATTCTGTCATGATCTGGTTCCCAAACACATCCAGGCAATACCCGTTCTCATCCTTCTCATGGTCTGCATAATCAGGGATGCAGGAGAATTCGTTCTCATAGCCGCAATCAGGGCATTTTGCCTTTATCGGGATTGCTTCGCCTTTAGGTTTGGCAGCTACAACCTTTGGGTCAAACAAATCACCGTCTGGGAAATGCTTCTCATGGTTAAGACAGAAATCCAGGATTAAGCACTCAGTCTTATTCGGATATAAACGCAATCCGCGACCAATAATCTGTTGCAATAGGCGTACTGACTCAGATTGGCGCATAAGCGCAATTGTATCGACAATAGGAAGGTCAACACCTACAGTCAAAACCCCCACATTAACCACATACTTTATTTTACCCCGCGATACCTTATCCAATATCGCTTTACGATCTTTTGTATCACCCGTAATTATTGCGCTTATTTCGGTAGGCAATGATGCCATAACTTCTTCAGCGTGTTTAACCGTTGCGGCAAATATCAATACAGCATTGCGATTGCGTGTTTGAGCAACAATATCGGCAACGATTGCCGCCGTCTTTCTACCCATGCCGACAAATGCCTTATCGACACTTTCTGGCGTGTAATTGCCCATGCGGTTAAGCTGCAAACCAGATATATCATATCTACTGGCATTGATTTGACCGATAACGGGCTTCGTAAGATACCCTTGTTCAATCAAATGACGCGCTTCAATGCGATATACGCATTTATGGTAAAACGGGTTCAACGACTGTGAATCGTCGTTTATCCGTCCATCAGGCCATTCCCTAAAAATATATCCCTCTCTCATTCTCATGGGGGTTGCTGTCGTGCCGACAACACGTAGGTTTGGATTGCCTTCCTGCATCCCCTCGATAATCTTTTTCAAGGTTGGGGTTATTAGATCGCATTCATCGCAAATCACCATGGCAAAGTTTTTTTGGAACGCCTTGATGTTTGATTTAATGGTCAATGGCGTACCAAAAACCACATGGTGCCGTGTGCTTTTCTTACCAGCGCTTGCACTATACATGCTAGCAGGATAGCCAGTGGCAATAAACTTTGCTCGGTTCTGAATAACCAACTCTGCACTAGGTGCAGTCACCAAAATGCGCTTTCCCGTCATTTCGTATATAATACGGGCAATCTCAGCAATTATGACGCTCTTTCCTGCACCTGTAGGTGCTTCCACCATGCATGGCATGATGGAGCTTTTTACGTGTTCAATTACAGCATTAACGGCTTCTTGTTGGTAGGGTCTTAGATCAAACATATGACCAAACCCTTCCGCATGACGATTTTGCTCTGCCTTTTAGGTTGGCGCAAATCCCGCCTGTTGATGCTTTTGGGTGCCCGTTTACTCTTAACCATTCGACAGCAGATGTAACGCTTATAAATAACTCACCATTATCGTTCTTGATGGGTTTATGACGAGCAGGTCTTGGTTGTGACATTCTATTTTTATAAATAAATACGACTTCACCATTCTCTATAAACCCCCACTCATACCCATATGCTTTTTTCGTTTTGCCTCTCGCACACCCAGATATAGACGCCTTGCCAGCTTTGGGGTTTGATGGATTAGCGAATTTAGCAGCACTTATTACGCTCTCAAACGCCAACCCGCATCTGGTTCCTACAGGCTTATTGTTTTTTACTCTAGATGCTTCAATGCACTTCTTTGATGGTGAATTCCCCGAATTGCTGATTGAGCATTTTATACGCTGCTCAAGATTGGCAACTCTTCCAGAAGTCCCCTCCCCGCCATTTGTCATGTTGCACAGATTTTCTCTGCCTATCTTGTGTATTAATATTTTCTCCATGGCAAACGCGCACGGCTCTGGAAACCAGCCGATAATATTAACAGTTCTACCGTACTTTGAAGCGATTCTCTTCCAGTATTGCGTCCTGTTTGACATTGAATTTGCGCGCTTCTTTGTCCCCTTTCCTACATAGAAAGGCTTCCCATCACTCTTTCTAGTATGGATATATACGCAATATTTTTTATTTTTTGACATAATCAACCTCGCTAGGGTTCGCTAATTTGTAAGCGCGGCAGGCAGTCAGCGTAACTGCTTTTCATCTGGCCGGATTAGCCGCGCAAATTTATTATATCATATTACCAATTACACGCAAGAAACCGTTCATGAATCTCACGAACAATACGAACGTCATCCGCGCAGTATTCCGCAATCTCATCATGCAAACCTTGCTGCCACATATAATGAACCTGTGACCCAGTCGTATTGCCTTTGCCTTTGATGCCGAGGTTACGCGCTAGATTGTCCAAAGAGATAAACTCTTTGCCATTACCAAAGGCTGTCATGGTATCAAATACGCGGTTATCCCAAGGCCTAAGATTACGCGGCCAAATATGCCAAGCGGGTAGTTTAACTCCAAGCACCAATGCGCGTTTAGTCAGGAACGGGATGTCAAATCCGATTATGTTGTGGCCGACTAGTGTGGTTTCCAGCATGTCACAGAAGAACCAATTCAAGGACTCTTTTTCGTCTCTTACATCTCTAATAGAAAATGGGCCTCCATAAGATGTTGCAATACAAGCCACATGTCCCTTCCATCCGTCTAGGGAAGTTCTCTCCCATGCGTCTTGTGCGTTGTCTTCTATGTAAGCAGCAATGGTGTCTGGATTCTTATAATTTGCAGGGATCTTGATTGATTCCTTGGCGCGTTCCAATGCGCCTTCTGATTGGTCGGGAATGGTTTCTATGTCGATGTAGGTGTAGGTCATTTCCCATTCTCCGCCAACGCTTCGGCAATCTGATTAAAGAGATGCGCGGCTTCACGTAGTTCCTCAGCATTCATACCGACAATCGGGACAGAAGTGCCAACGGAAGACGGTGCGAAATCCAGTGTTACTCTGTTCTTCATATATGTTCCCGTCACCTCAAAAAGACCATACACCCCCGGAACAACCTCACGGCGCGTTACTGTGCGGATGGGGGAAGGGGTTTCGTCTAGCCATTCGGAGATTAGGTCATCCCCTGTCTCATGAGACCTACAACGTCTTCCATCATAGTAATAGGATCGCCCTTCTACATAAATATACTGTCCACCTGTTCTAGTAGGTCCAACCTTACGGCCATCACGTGTTTTGTAATATTTACCGGCTTCGATTTTAAACACTTCTTTCTCCACTTCTTCAGCACTCACCAACAGCGTGAACGGCTTCCATTCATAAGTTCCCATTGCGCCCTCCTTTTAGGGCGACCGAAGTCGCCCCATTGGTTAATCCTCAAAATGGGATTTCGTCGTCTAGGTCATGACTAAAGTTAGACGCTGGCGCTTGTTCCTTAGCCTTAGCCGCCTGCGCCTGTACATCCTCCTTGGTAACTTCCGTTACCGGATCATTCTTTGGACCGACATAGTAAACCCAGTTACCCTTTGGCTTCTTGGTTTCTGCATCATCCCAAGTATTCAGCCCGATAACCATGGGTTTGTTATTAAGCGCCAGAGCAAGGCTCTCGTCTGTTGGTTCTACACCTGCTTGCGCAAGCTTCCCGCCAGCGTTGGCATCAATAGCCGCAAGCATCTTCAACGCCTTATCTTTCTTAGCCTTGGCCTTTGCAGGGTCTTTCTGCATGGGGTCATAGTCAAAGCACCAAACCTTCTGAAAAATCTTGCGCTTGTTATAGACTTCCGGCTTGATGATCCCCCACTTAATTTCAACGTATTGCTCTACGCTGTCCTTAACAGTGGCAGTCTTAACGTTCTCAATAATTGCAAGTACCTTAGTTCCTGCTGGGATTGGCAGAATATCGCCACCGCCTTCAATCTCGAAGCTGGTAGTATTGGAAATGGCGCTTTCGCCCGTCGATGTATTCCAGAATGACATGTTTAGTTCTCCTTATTTCGTTTCAAGATATTTCATACTCTCAGGGACGCCCATCGAACCAAATCTAACAGGCATAATTACTCCAAAGGCGTAATCGCAATTATAGAATCTTACAATTGAAGGGCCATTCTCAGTACCCTTAATGGATATAAACTCGCTACCATTAAGCTCTTTAGAAACTCTTCCAAAGTCATTTAGGTATTTTGCGTTGAAAGCGGATGGCGAAGGTTTCTCAATATTCCATTGAAAAGCACTTCTCCATTCGGGAAAGGTCCCATCAATGAAGCCGTTCGGATAAGTGACTATTTTTTCACCCTCTGGTTGGCGCCGTATTGTTAGTTCTCCATCTTCAGATATTTCAACTAGCCTTTCTTCTTTCTCTAATTTAGATTTTTTCGTCTCAAGGATGATGTTTTTTGAAAGACGAATAATTTTACCGTCTTCCCCGCAGTTACCTGTCTTGTCGTTGATAACTATAAGCCTATGCCCGTCAGTAGCTACCAAAATTACGCCTTCGTCCGCCTTCTCTACGTAAACCCCGTTAAGATAATATCTTATTGACCCCTTACTGGAGAACATAGAAGCTATACGAAGAAGTTTTGCATTTATACTGATCATCACAAATACTCCTGCAAAGGATTAACACCCATCTGCACAACAATATCGTCCTTAATGCCGAGACGGTTCTTGCTAACGAAGGCAGGGTGCAAGGTAGTGGTTAGAATAATATCGCCTGTGGTAATAGCTTTCTTGCGTTCGTCTTCTTCACCACGGAGGATAGTTGCTTGTCGAAGGAACCCAACCACGTCAACATCATCAACGTATGACTTCATTGATTCACGATGTAGCCGCAGCGAGTACTTGGAATAAGAATCACTGTCTGGCGGATCAATCCGTTCGATATCAGCATGGCCAATGAACACAATATGCATACCACGGACAGAGCGCAGGTATTCTGCACCCTTGCGCAACTTGGCGTGTTGTGCTGCAACCGCTGCGCGTCCTGCACCATAACCACCAAGCGCTGTGTTAATGCCACGCGCTTTAGGGTCATTGTCCAGAACGTCCTTGATAAACATACCTTCAAGGCCAGTTGAGCTATCAACGATCAAGGTTTTGAAGTCGTGTTCATCTTTGCAGAGCGCGGTTAGCTGTTCCCATAGCTTGGCAGGGCTATCTGTAATCCCCAATGATGCGGCCTTATTAGGTGCGTCACGCGGAACTGCTTCACCCTGAGTCCGGATCATGAACGGCTTAGGGAATGTAAGTGCTGTTGATGTTTTACCAGTGCCTGGAGTGCCAAACAGCGTCACAATCAACGCCTGCTCCCCACCGTCACTTGTTGCGTTTTGTAGAATGCTCATTTATTTGCCTTTCTCCAATTTACGTATTGCATTTAGCATCACTCAATTGTATAAGTCAACATGGATTTTCAACAAAAGGGAAAAATATGAAATACCTCACAGGTCCAGAGCTTCAGGAATATCTACGCAACCTTCCATATGGCGGACTGCATAAAATGGCGAAGGAAACAGGTATGATTTACCAGTCCTTGAGCCGTATCAAGGTTGGCAAAACCATCAACCCAACATGGGAAACCATTAAAAAGGTTAGTGAGTATAAGGCGTCTCAGGAGGGAGAGGGATGATAGAAACCCTAATAACCGCGAATCTAATTCTGACGTTTATTAACCTATGTATATTAATGCGTCTTTAATATTAACGCCCCGGTTTTTACGCCGGGGCTTTTTTCATCTCACATAATACCTATTCAATATTCCACCGTTTCTTTTGTCTGTATCTTCCTCAATGCGCAAATCACCTCTGGCAACCATATGAGCCAATGCCTTTTCCACTTCCTCTTTCCCGTATTTTGATATATTCGATCTTGCTGCAATCCACGCGAATGTTTGACCAGGCTTGTTTTTCACTGCCTTGTATATAGATGCCAGAAGCTTGTCCGCCTTAGAGAATGATTTATCCTCAATCGTGATTGCGCTTACCTTTTCCTCAGCATCACGCATAGAAGCGGCCATTGCCCATTTGACATGCTCAACAGTTATCAATCCATCTGGTATGCCAAGGATAAGGGCAATC